CAAACAGGAGCCATTATCATATCCATAGCCGTTACAGGCTACTTTGCCCAAAAAGCCATTAAAAAGAATGGGGAATCCGCGAAAACAACGCTGAACCATAATCACGAAATGATTAGGAAAAGAGCCACAATCGACATTCTGATTCAGGAAAACCAAGATACCGATTTGGTTCAGGCAAAAAGGATAGTGGCACAATTGCCGCCAGAAGCCTCTTTTATCAAATACATGGAACCCTCATTCTGCGATAAAAAAGAAGCCGAAGCCGAAAAAGAAAGTATCAGAATCCTGTTGAACCGCTACGAATTTATCGCATTGGGCATACGCACCGGCGCATTTGAAGAAGAAATTTACAAACGCCTGAAATACTCGGATGTGATGGACACATGGAAAAAAGCCAAGCCCATGATTATGGAGCTGCGCCGACAGAAAGAGCGTAATACCTATTACCAGGAACTGGAATGGCTTGCCAGCCGCTGGGAGGCATCCCCTCTTGGACAATAATTGCAAAAAGGCCGTCTGAAATTTCAGACGGCATTTTCTCAGACAAATTTAAAGTCCCGTTTCATCTGTTTCAACAGCTTCGCCAAATCCTTTTTGTGGATGAAGTCGCCGCCTGTCGAATTGATGATGATGGTGCTGTCGCTGCCTCCCTGCTGACCCGCCATTTCGCGAATGGTTTGGGCGTGCTCTGCCGGTAGAACCATCTCGTTTTCGTGCAGTTGTGTTAGCGGGTTGATACCTGCCGGAATGTCCCAGCCGCCTGCCGCCGACGGAATCCGCGTCGTGGTCGTGGAGGTTGAGGAACCGCCGCCACCACCCATCAATCCCATCACCGCCGCCATCATCGCCGCCATTGCTGCAACGGCAAGAATCGGGCCAACATACGGAATAGATGCCTGAGAAGCTGCCGCGCCTGAAGCTGCCTGCGTAGCGTTCGCCCCTACAACAGCCGTTGTCTCGGTTGCTTTAGTTGCCGCCGTCTTAGCTGACGCTGCCGTTTCCAGTGTTTCCCTAGTCCCAAAAATCATCTTATAAATTGCCGATTCCTGAACCATGCGCTGCATCATACCGGCAAGCGGTTTTGTAACCATCTCTTGAATAAAGGTCTGACCCATACTCTTGAAAAAGTTATTCATCGCCGTTCGGAAATTCTGCGTCCTTGTCAGCATAGCGGTGAACGCCTGAGACATCTGCTGTTGCGCTTCTTGCCAAACGTTCTTTCCGCCGTCTTGCAGCATTTCCATGACGTTGGGCGCGTCTTTGCGGCGTTGGTTTTCGCGTTTGCCCTCGTTCTTCGCCTGCGTCCGCTCGTGCCCCTGCCCCAATTCGCCCATTTGAGCCTTGAGCTTGTCGATTGCCGTCTGACTGTATGTCGGGTCTTGTTCTGCAAGGGCGATACGTTCTTGCAATGCATCATAGGCAATCTGGTAACGGCGGTTTTCAAACTCGATTTCCATATCGAGGCGTTCTAGCTGCGAAATACGCCCATCAGCTAGAGCTTGGTCGGCTGCGTCTTTCTCCATCTCCAGCTTGTGCTTGTCCAGTTTCTCCCATTCAGCCACCTGATTCATCTTCGCTTCGGTTGACTGCTTCGATAACTGGTCTTCAAGTGCCAGGATTTTCGTGCGGATTTCCTTGCCCGTTTTGCCGTTGAAGTCCACCGTTGCCAGTTTCGCCCGCCAATATTCCGCCTCACGCGCCAAATCCCATTCTTGGTGTGTGAGCGTTTCGCGCTGCATTTCGCGGTGTGCAAGTTTCTGGGCTTTAATTTCCTCCTCCCAAGCCTGCATCGGGTCTTTGGCCGCGCCCGAACCGCCCGAACGGGATTTGCCTCCTTTGCCGCCGCCCTGATTTGCGCCCGGCTTTTTCTGAGCGGGTTTGGCGTGTACTCCATCGCCGCGTCTCTTGAGGGCATCGGCTTCGTGAATATCGGCGGCACGTTCGCGGACGGCATTTACCATTGCCCCGGCGCGGTCTTTCTTCCAACTGTCAGCAATACGACCGCCAAGCCCGCCGTCGTTCATCCTTTTGAGGTCAACGCCATCCAACTTTTTAATGCCCGAACCGCCGACCATTGACAAGGCTGCGTTGGCAAAGTCAATCATGCCGTTAATCATGCCGATTGCCTTGTTTATCATCCACTCAATCGCAGACAGAAAAGCATTGCCGATGAGCTTGCCAAGATTGGCAAAGAATTGAGGCATATTGTTGGCGGCTTCTTTAATCAGCATCCAGCCGGTTGCAAACGTGTTGATATAAACGTTCACATACGCACCGATTGCGCTTGAGATGATGCCCATCACGCGCTCGAACAACGACGACCAGCCGCCCACGCTTTCACCAAGCCAGCCTGTCAGACCGTCAAACCACGATTTAACGGTTCCCACCGCTTCCCCGATGGTTTCCGTGATGAGTTGCCAAACCGCCCGAATCACATCGGAAAGATTCGACCAGCCGCCGCCGAAAACATCGATTTCATTGCCGAATCTCGCAATCAGCCCGATAACCGTACCAATTGCGACGGCAATAATTCCGAATGGGTTTGCAAGCATGGCAACATTTAAGCCGATGACCTGCGCCGTCGCAGCGGTAACAGCAACCGCGAAGCCTGCCACAATCGGCACAACCAAGGTCAGGTTATCCGCAATCAGTTTAATAATGGCCGCAATCCCCGACATCGCGCCGCTGTCGTTCAGCAGTTTGGAAACCATGCTTTGCCAGTTATTTGAAAACACCGTCAAAGCCTGCCCCATCGTCATGGGCATTTTGGCCGCCTGCTCCCCGAACTTCTCCGACGCGCCGGATATGGCTTTAAAAATCACATCAGCCGTCAACTGCCCTTCGCTGCCCAGCTTTTTAATCTCAGTGCGGGATTTACCCATATATTCCGCAATGGTATCCAGCAGAATCGGCGCGGCTTCGGAAATGGATTTAAATTCGTCGCCCTGCAATACGCCGCTGCCCAAAGCCTGCGATAACTGCAGCAGCGCGGCGGACCGTTGTTGCGCGCCAACGCCGCCGATAGTCATCGCGTTGTTGGTTGCCTCGGTGAATTTTAAAATTTCCTGCTGCGTGTAGCCGTAGTCTTTTAACGCGCGGCTTGTGGAAACGTACAGTCTGCCGGTCGATTCCAAAGAAGTGCGGGTATTGTTTGCCACATCCAAAAGCTGACGCTGTACGGCCAGATACTCCGTTTCAGACGACGTGACTTGTCGGACTTGGCTGTTTATCGACTGCATCGCATCGGCGGTATCAAGCACCGATTTTGCGAAGTCTGCGGTTGCTAATCCTGCTAATAAGCCGGTCAGCCCCGATAAGCCCGAACCGATTTTGCCTACTTCGGCTCTAACCTTTTCAGACGCCTGTTGCGCCTGATTGCCCACCGCTTCAAACCCCGCTTTCACATCGGCGTGTAGATTGCGCATGGTCTCGTGCATACTGTCGATTGCGGCTTTAAAGCCTTTCGCGGCATTTTCGCCGCTGCCGTGTATCTTTTCCGCCGCCTTATCAACATCGGCGGCGGCTGAATCAAAACCTTGCTTCGTATGGTTTTCTACCGTTATTCTGACCTTGGCTTCCAAATCGCTCATTTATAGCCCCAATAATAAAAAAGCCGTCTTTTCAGACGGCATAGCGTTTCAACATTTCCCGATAATTCGCCAATTCCTGTTCGGCAAATTCAAAGGCCTTCAAATCGGCGTTATCGCTTGCCTTGCGGCTCTCGTTCAGCCAATAGGCGATTTGCTTTTCACAAAATTCTTTGGCGTTCATCCATACCCCCTGTCAAAATAAAAGGCTTTCTTCAGCCGCCCGGCGGTTTGCCGCGCCATATGTAAAAAAAATCGGGGAAGTTTTGACACCTCCCCGAACAAACAACCGTCAACCCGAAGTTGACAGTTCAGTTATTAAATTTTATTTAATGACTCAATAATTATTCACGCCTCGCTCTTACTTGCCGCCGCCATTCCTTTTGGCAGTACATATCGGGAGGGATCAGGTGACAGCAGTTGACCGCCTTTCGACGGCCAGCGGTAGCTTGTCGCCCGTGATTTCGGGAACGCCGCAATGTTCACGCCGTCCGATTGGTTGCCGCCCAGTACAAGCAGGTTTCCCTTGCCGTCTTCGCCAATGACGAAACCGACA